GCACCTTGGACGACTATCTCGCCTCCCTCGGAGCGCCCGCATGAACTGGTTCCAGAAGACGTTGGCCGGGATGATCCTCGGCAAGGACACGGCGCAGGCGTTGTCGCTGACGGAGCCGAAGTTCTGGCGCGACGAGACGTTCACCGAGTCCGCCGGCTCGCGGGACGCCGAGAGCGTGCTCGGTCTCTCGGCCGTGTGGGCGTGCGTGAACCTCATCGCGGGCACGATCGCCTCGCTGCCGCTGATGGTCTATCGGACCAAGGCGGACGGATCGCGTGACGTCGACCGGGAGCATCCGCTGTACCGGGTGCTGCACGACAGCCCGAACAGCCTGCAGACCGCGCTCGACTTCTGGGAATTCGAGAGCTCGAGCGTTGAACTGTGGGGCAATGGCTACGCGCGCAAGGTCAAGAGCGGCGACCGCATCATCGGGCTCATCCCGATCATGCCGCAGCAGCCGCAGGTTCGGAATCTCGGCAACGGCCGCCTGGGCTATCGCTGGACGGAGAACGGCAAGGAGTTCGATCTCACCAGCGACGACGTGCTGCACATCCGTGGCTTCGGCGGCAACCCGCTCGGCGGCATGTCGACGCTGGCCTTTGGCGCCCGCGCCTTCGGCCTGGCGCTCGATATCGACCGCTCGGCCCGCGGCACGTTCAAGAACGGCCTGCGCCCGTCGGGCGTGCTGACCTTCGACAAGTTCCTCACCGGCGAGCAGCGAAGCATCATCGAAACCAAGCTCGCCGAGAAGTTCATGGGCGCCATGAATGCCGGCCGGCCGATGGTCCTCGAGGGCGGCACCAAGTGGGAGGCGCTGACCATTAATCCCGAAGACGCGCAGATGCTGGAGTCGCGCGGCTTCAGCGTCGAGGAGATTGCGCGCTTCTTCGGTGTGCCGCCCTTCATGGTCGGCCATGCCGAGAAGTCGACGAGCTGGGGCACGGGTATCAAGGAGCAGACGCTCGGCTTCCAGAAGTTCACGCTGCGCCGTCGTCTGAAGCGCATCGAGCAGTCGCTGGAGAAGCAGCTTCTGTCGCCCGCGGATCGCGAGGCGGGCATCGTGATCGAGTTCAACCTCGAGGGGCTGCTCCGCGGCGCCAGCGACGAGCGCGCCAGCTTCTACCAGTCCGGCCTGAGCAATGGCTGGATGACCATCAACGAGGTACGCGCCCTCGAAAATCTGCCACCCGTCGACGGTGGCGACGTGCCGCGCATGCAATCGCAGAACGTTCCCATCGACGCGGCGCCCGCAACGCCCGCGCTTCCGGCTCCGAAAGGACCAATGCCATGAATATCCTCATCAAGGACATCGGGTCGCTGAAGTCGTTCGACTACCGCCTCAGCATCGAGGCGAAGGACGTCAACGCTGAAGGCGAGTTCGAAGGTTATGCAAGCACCTTCGGCAACGTCGATCAGGGCGGCGACATCGTCGAGCCGGGCGCCTTCATTGAAAGCGTTGTGGACGCCAAGAAGGACGGCCGCACCATCCCCATGCTGTGGCAGCACGACCAGCGCGAGCCGATCGGCATCTGGAAGGACATCGCCGAAGATCGAAAGGGCCTCTACGTCAAGGGCCAGCTGTTGATCGACGCCGATCCGCTGGCAAAGCGCGCTCACGGACTGCTCAAGGCCAAGGCACTCGGCGGCATGTCGATCGGCTATCGAATCCCCGCCGGCGGCGCAGAGCCTGATGAGAAGAAGCCCGGCGTCATGCGCCTGGTGAAAGTCGACCTGCGCGAGATCTCGCTCGTCACGATGCCAATGAACATCCAGGCCCGCGTGACGACGGTTAAATCCATTCTGGATGGCGGCAAACTGCCGACCGTCCGCGAGTTCGAAGAATTCCTGCGGGATGCAGGGTTCTCGAAAACCCTTGCGACGGCAATCGCCAGCAAGGCCACGCCGCATCTTCGGGGGGAGCCCGAGGCGAAGGCGGATGACGCGTTGAAGTTCCTGTCGGCGCTTCGCGCGTAACCAACCCAACCTCATCTCTGAAAGGACCACCCGATGACCAAGCTCATCGCGATGGCGGCCGCCTCCTGCCTGGCGGCCGCCTTCTATCCCATGCCGCCCGCGCACATGGGCGCGACCCGAAGCCTCTTCCTGGGCCCGGTGCCGCTCTTCAATCCGCCCGATGGCGGCGGTAGCGGCGGCGCCAAGACCGTCGAAGAGCTCGCGGCCGAGATCAAGGCGTCGTTCGACAGCAAGTTCGACGAGGTCAAGCAGCTCGCCACCGACGCGCTCGGCAAGGCCAGGGCGGGCGAGACGATGACCAATGACCAGAAGAGCAAGATCGACGAGGCGCTCACCAAGCTCAATGCACTGAGCGGCCTCAAGGAACAGGTCGCCGATCTGGCCCAGAAGCTCGCCGAGGGCGGCGCGGGCGACACCCACGAACAGAAGTCACTCGGCGACATGTTCGTGAGCGACGAGAAGGTCAAAGCGAAGCTGGACGCGGGACTGTCCAGTGGTGAGCGTGTCGACCTGCGCATCAAGGCGACGCTGACCTCGTTGACGACTGATGCGGCCGGATCCGTCGGCGATGCCATTGCCAACACGCGCCTGCCGGAAATCCTGCCGCTGGCGCAGCGTCGTCTGACCGTGCGCGATCTGATCTCGCCCGGCCGGATGGACGGCAACACGCTCGAATATGTCAAGGAAACGGGCTTTACCAATGGCGCCGCCACCGTGGCGGAAGGCGACCCCAAGCCGTCGTCGGACATCAAGCTGGATCTGGTGACCACGTCGGCGAAGGTCATCGCGCACTGGATGAAGGCCTCGCGCCAGGTGCTCAGCGACATCAGCCAGCTGCGCTCGATGATCGATGAACGCCTTATCTACGGTCTCAAGTACGTCGAGGAGCAGCAGCTGCTCAAAGGCGACAACAGCGGGCAGAACCTCAACGGCATCATCCCGCAGGCCACTGCCTACGCCGCGCCGATCTCGCTCGCCGATCTCAACATCATCGACGTGCTGCGGCTGGCAATGCTGCAGGCCGTGCTCGCCGAGTATCCGGCGACCGGGCACGTGATGCATCCGACTGACTGGGCCAGCATCGAGACGCTCAAGGACACCCAGGGCCGCTACATCATCGGCAACCCGCAGGGAACGACCACGCCCACGTTGTGGGGCCTGCCGGTGGTGGCCACGCAGGCGATGACCGTGCGCAAGTTCCTGACCGGCGCCTTCAAGATGGGCGCCCAGGTGTTCGACCGGTGGGATGCGCGCGTCGAGGTCGGCTTCGTCAACGACGATTTCATCAAGAACCTGTCGACGATCCTGGCGGAGGAGAGGCTGGCCCTCGCGGTATATCGCCCCGAGGCCTTCATCTACGGCGACTTCGACACCGCCCTCGCGTTGTAAGCGGTCCGTCCGGCTGATCATGAAAGGCCGCCTTCGAGGCGGCCTTTCCCATGAGCCGAAAGGAGAACCACCATGGCCCAGCTCTTCAAATGGAAGGTCATCCGCGAGCATATCGGTGACCGCGACTATGCCGATGGCGACCAACGCATCGGCACGATGGCCGATCTCGGACCGCTACAGGGGCGCCTCCTCGAGCTGGTCGGTCCCGTCGACGGAGAGGTCGATGCGAAAGCCGAACCCGAACCCCTCAACAAGGCCGAACCCGCCGCCCCGGCGAACAAGGCCGCCCGCTCGCGGAAATCGAAGGGCAAGTAGCCCTCCGATCCGCTCAACCGGCGCGCAGCGCCAGAAAGGGTAGTCGCCATGAAGCGCTACAAAGTCACCGTCGTCACCGCATCCGACGGTTCCGTCACTGCCTACACGCCGCGCCTGTCGGGCAAACTGTACGCGATCGAGTACGTGAAGGTCGACTATGCCGACACTGTCGACTTCACGATCACCGACGAGGCGACCGGCAAGGGGCTGTGGACGGAAAGCAATGTCACCGCGTCCAAGACCTGCATGCCGCGCGGCGCCACCCATACCACCGTCGGCGTCGCGGCCACGCTCGATGGGACCGTCGCCGCGCTCGACAAGCTGCCGCTCGCCAATACCCGGGTGAAGATCGTCCTGGCGGCGGGAGGCGATACCAAGACCGGCGCGTTCCACGTGCTCGTCGAATAACATGCGCATCACGGTCACCACCCAGCCCGAGCCGCTCGTCACCCTCGACGAGGCAAAGACGGCCCTCGGCGAAAGCGGCTCCGACCGCGACGAGCTCATCACCGGGCTCATCGCGGCGGCGCAGGCCGAACTCGACGGCCCGAAGGGCTGGGTGGGGATC